CGTTTATCAGACGACTTACGTTTCTTGTTACTTTTAGCGTCCACCAACAAATCTGCCAGTGTATCATATTCTTCAACCCAAACGCCAGTCTTAACTGAACCTGACGGGCTAACATAATCATGTATAAACTGCCTCATAATATCTCCAATCGTAGTAGTTGTTGTTTCCCTAATAATTTAACATACCAGTCCACGCCCGCAGGGAAGGATACGAACGTGAACTGGTAGTCACGAACATTATACTTCTACAGGCGCACCTTTCGGCACAATAATTGACTCCATAACCTTGCTAACAATATCAGGCTTAACACCCTTGAGCAACCGCATTTCAATCGTGTCCTGCCATGTGAAACCACCAGCCAACAGTTTCGCACCACCGATACTAGCACGAGGCGACACAATCACCTTAAGACCATGAGTATCAACGTTACGGCGTGCAGTACGCACAATATTCAACCACGTTGAACCATGTTCCATATCCAAACCCGTACCACGTACAAGTTCAGTCTCAAGGCGTTCATCAATCTTAACGTGCATCATCGTGAAACGGTCAATCGTAGCACCGTCAATCGGCGCACGACCAACATATTCGGCAGTAGCACCATTACCCCACGTGTTCGCTGCAGCAACCGCAACAAACTTCGGGTGACGCTTAACCATACCGTCAGGAAACGACATACTATCGTTAGATAACGCATCGTTCAACACGGTCAGAATATTCGGATTACTAGCGTCAATTTCGTCCATCAAGAACACGCCACCGTGTTCATAACGGTCACGAAACCCCGTAGACTGATACAGGTTATCGCTAATAGCCTTGTAGCCTTTGATATCCGCTTTAGATGACTGCGAATTGAACGGCTCGGCACTAAACGCCAAACCCAACGACTCCGCAACCTGACGGGCAATCTTGGATTTGCCAACACCAGCGCTACCAGTCATCCACACATGTTCACCACAAGCAACCGCTTTGAGAACCTTAGGGAATATCTCATGCGTTAAACCAGTCACGGGACGTTCTTCGCCAGTCGGCAAAACAACCCTAGTGATTAACGGACGAGTATCCTTAATCATCTCATACGTTTTGACACGTTCAGATTCCAACGCACTGTCAATCAACTTGCGAACAGCGTCCTCGTCTACGCCAACAGACCGCAGAGCGTCCTGAATCACGTCACGAACAGCGTTAGCAACCTTGTCACCAGTCGGCACAGACGGCGAAGCCGTAGGTGCTGACGTTGGTAGCGTTGGTTGTGTTGGTTGAGGTAACGGCTTAGCAATCAACAACGTTTCACCGTTGCTCACATGATACTGAACCGCATTTAACACACACGTTAATATTTCTTCACGAGTTTTCGCCATCGGCTTGCCAGACCAAGTGCGGTCAAACACACGTTTATACATAGCAATCAACGTGTTTTTATCCAACGACTCAATATTATAATCGTACTCTCTGCCGTTCGGAAACTGGACACGTGCTTTCTTGTCCACACAATTAACGCTAATAACATTCATAGCCTTCCCTGCCATAACATTACCCTTTCTTTCTGCCCGACTAGGGCATTTGTTTAATCGGCTGACGGAATTGCCAACCGAAATCTATTACTTCAACACGCACGTCCACGTCCGTGTATATTAGAAGTGTTCATCAACACGCTGGTTTGTCGGCTGGTCAAGTAAATCACACGACCACTTACCTATAACGTGACACCAGCGGTGACGTGTTAAACGGCACAACATATCTAATGTGTAACCCAATAAATTTTTCATCACTCGCCCACTTTCACACCAAAGTTCATCTCAAAGTTTTCCCAAAAATCCAACTCGTCTAAATCCCACCGCCTACGATTACAGGCAATCAGAAACGCTTTGAATTTATGTGTACCCAAACACCGTTCAACTTCATATACCCATTTACGTGATAACATTACTCATCTCCCTTGTTTATGTTGATAAAGTATCCGTTTACGGGTAGCGGGGGTGTATTATAGCCCGCTACCCGCAGTGATTTACAATCCAATCAGATTATAGGAAACTAACCCTACTGACTGGTCATTGCGCAGACACTATCTGCCACGTGCATGATACTACCACACACGCTAGCGGTTCGGCAAGGTTATGAACCTCACAAACTCGGCACATGCCCGAACCCGTAAAACCCCTAAAGGGTTTTACTTGCTTGCCACACGGTCAAACGTGTAGAAAATCTCACTCATGACCGTGCCCGACTTCACATCAAACAACACAACCCCTTCAGAATTGGTGCGAACTTGCTTCTCACGCTTGTCAGCGGTCATAACCGTAACAATCGTACCAACCTTGATTGGAGTGCTTGCAGGAAACGCAACAGCCCAATCCTTGTCAATCTTAGCGAACCGACCAACGAGTACGGGTGTTGCTGTCTTTGCTGATTTCTTAGCCATTAAAGTGTCCTTCCACTCTAGGGAACGGCTGTACGTTCACGTACATCTAATGCCACAACACCATGTCGTGACCACCGTTCAATATTCTACTTCAACACATACGTCCGAGGACGCACATGCTACCGTATTGCGGATAGTGAGGAATTGAACCTCAACAAGCGCACCAGCGCTACCCTGCCCACAAGGAGAAACGGGCAAAACTTAAACGGCGTAGCCGTTCATTAACTCAACCAATTCATCGTGACGGTTTTCACGAGCAATCACGTCCTCGCTCACGACTGACGGCTGAAAACGTTGCATCGCTTGACGTGCCTTAAAATTGGCACGAAAAACCTTGCGTTCTTGCTCACGCAACCAATTCGCATGAAAATCAGGGTCAGCCATAATGACCAAACCTTCGGTTAATGAATTCATCACTCACTCACTCTCCCATGCCGTAGCATGACTAGGTAATCGTTACCGAACGGCAACGACAAACAAACAACTTCAACACATACGTCCACGACCATGAACACACACACTGAAGCATGTCATCAGCAACGACAACACAACAACAATACTTCAACACATGCGTCCAAGCACATGCACTCAAGCACATCATCATCATGTCATCGTTGCCAACAACACTGCCCTAACTACTTCAACACGTGACACCGCCCGACCGCCCGCCCGCATACGAGGCAACACAAAAACAAGCCACTTCCAACACGCCCGCTCGCACCCTCGCACACGTGTGGCAACCCTAAAAATTATGGGCAGATTATAAACATTATGGCTCTTTATGTGGGGGCGGGCGCTAGTGCGTGTAACATCTCACACGTCCGCACACGTTGAGGGGGTGCATGGGGGGGTCGCCACCCCTCGCGGACATGTGACTCTAATAGTCTAGGGCGAGATGCAAGTGGCGGATATGAACCGCTTGTTTTGTCTTTGCTGGATGGGGGTGGGGGTTGTTTGGAACGGAGTCCCTAGTTTTGTATAGTTTAACAGTTCCATTTACGCAAACTTAGCGCTTTGCGTGTTGGTCGTCCTTTGGAGTCTTTCATTGGTCCTGGCATGCCGCTCATTCGGGCGCAGAATGATTTGCGGCGTTTCGCCGCTTTTGAGTTTGGTTTTAGTTTGCTGGGTGGGGTGGTGACAGCCATTGACAGTTTTGACCCTGGATTTTGTTTTCTGTAGGATGCTATGCCTGCGGCGTTTAGTCCGCCTTCAGGGTTTTTGCCTTCTTTGCGTGTCCATGCTGCCGTCTTGTAGGCTTTGGTTGCGGCTTGTCTTGCGGTTGTTTTTTGTTTAGCCATTATTTACCTCTTGCTTTGCGTCCAGCCTTTTTTGCTGCTGGTGTGTTTGGTACAAACTGTTTACCTTTTTTAGTGCCTTCACGTTTTTTGCGACTGGTTGCAGCGTATTCTGCGGCGCTAAGAGATTTTATGGCTGATGATGGCAAATAGCGTTCACCTGTGGCTTTGGGTCCTTGGGTGGATGGTTTACCTGATTTGGTTCGCCATTTTTCTTTACCCCATTTGGATAAAGATTTTTGTTTACTGGTTTTGTTTCCTGTGTATCCGCCGCCTGCGGCTTCATATTTTTGGGCTACTAGTTGTGCTTTACGTGCTGACCATTGCCCTGAACGTCCACCTTTGGTTCCTGCTTTTACTGACGCTACGATTGTTGCCCGTAGTGATGGTTTTGTGTAACCCATTATTTTGTGGGTTTAGGGAACTCACCCCAACTAGGTCCACCCATGCCTTGTTTTTTGGATTTAACTGGTGTCGGTTTACGGCGTTTAGATTGGTCCACCTTAGGTGTAGAACGTTTTCTTTTAGCCATCTTAGGGTTTGTGTACACATAAGGTAAACCCGCTTCGTCTTCGTTCCATGTTGACGGACTCATTTTTGCTTTAGCCCTGTCACGTTCGTATTGACGTTTACCTTCAGGGGTGTACGCATAGTGTTTAACTTTTCCGTCTATTCGCTGTAGTTTTGGCATACACTTCCTCTGTCTTTGCTGTAAATAGTACTATCCTTAAACCGCCACCCTAAGGGGTGGCTATCTAACAGTCAGGCACTGACCCCCCTCAGTCCCCCCTACTAAAAAGAGTGCTGTTCCCTAATGGGAATGATTCTCATTATCTGGTTACAGCCTAGACAGCGATTGGGTTTTATCTAGAATGTTACATGATTGTTACAGAAATGTTACACAAATGTCACAAAGATTTAACATTCCTGTAACAATTAGGAACAGGTAACTCTATTGTGATGACGGAATTATTGGATGCCCGACAACAAAAATTTTTAGATTGGCTATGTACACCTAGTGTCGCTCGTGTCCCTTCTTCTCAGGAGAAGTATGCTCACGCTGAGGAGATTGATGAGTCTACGTTGCGTAGGTGGAAGAAGAAGCCTGCGTTTAAGGCTGCTTGGGAGAGGCGTGTTGCTGAGTCTCAGGGGAGTCCTGAGCGGACTCAGCAGTTGTTGGATAATTTGTTTCAACGTGCTTTGGATGGTGATAACAATAGTGCTAAGTTGTATCTTCAGGCTACTGGGCGGCTTGCGCCTGTTCAGTTGCAGGTTGAACATTCTGGCAAGGTTTCGGAGTTGTCGGATGCGCAGTTGGCTGAGTTAATTGCGGCTTCCGCCGCTAGTGAGCAGCAGTTGCGTTTGGATTCAGCAAAGACAGTAGGGGGCTATGGCTACAACTAATGATGCGATGTATGTTGCGTTAAAGGCGCAATATCCTACTTTGTCTACTTTGGGCGATTTGATGTACGCCTTTGCTCTGGATAACGGCTACAACTTTCGCAATACCCTTGGTTATGATTTTTATGTTGCTACTGGGGCTGTCGGTACTACTCGTGCTGATTTGGCTAATTCGTATTGGAATGACCCAGATTTTGCTGTTTTTAACTTGGAACAGGAAGATGGAACAGACTTCCTATTAGAAGACGGTGGTTTTATTTTGATGGAGATTGGCAATGGCTGATAAAAAGATAACACAACTAGATGCCTTAACCGAGTTGGCTTCGGGCGACCTGTTTGTTGTTGTTGATAGTGTTGACGGTACTCCTGTTAGTAAGAAGATTACGGCTGCTAATGTGGCTAGTTATATCAACAGTCTTGTCGCTGCTGGAGTTACCACTTTGGATGGTTTAGATGATGTCACAATAACGTCCGCTTCCAGCGGACAGTTGTTGTCGTACAACGGTTCAGCATGGGTTAATAGCGCATCTGTTGCGGCTTATAACCCTGTTGAAGGTGCAGTATTTTCGTAGGGAACGATTTAACTACTTATTAGGAGATAACAAATGGCAACATTCAGTAAAGTAAAATTAGGTGGAAGTACAAACGGGCGAGGCATTCTTGTTGCCGCAACCACAAGTCCTGGAACCAACATTCACACGACTACTACGACTGCTTCAACAATTGACGAAGTTTGGTTGTATGCAATGAATACTGATACAACCAATAGAAAATTGACTATTGAGTGGGGTGGCACAGGTAGCGGTGACATTATTGAGTTTATTGTGCCTGCTGAGTCAGGCTTATATTTGATAACTGCTGGTCTAATTTTGTCGTATAGCGGTTCTGCCACAACGATTGCTGCTTTTGCTGCGGCAACAAACGTAATTTCAATTCACGGGTTCGTAAACCGAATAACGGTATAAAGTTCAGCGATGTCTAGATACGGTCAGCGCACACTGCTTCAACAAAATTCTGTGAGTAATTTTGGCAGAGTTGGTGTTACGCCTTCTACATTAGTTGATTTTTATTTGCTGGGCGGCGGCGGCGGTGGCGGCGTTTTTTATTACGCATCGGGTGGTGGTGCTGGTGAACTTGAATGCACTGCGGGAACTCCTAGTGGCACAAACACCAATCAAGCAAAATTAAAAATGGTTGTAGGCGAAAGTTATCAAGTAATTGTTGGTGGTGGCGGTGTAGCCGCAAGCAATGGCACTTTAAGTTTAATAGGCACAGTATCAGCCGACGGTGGAATAAACGGCACTACATCAGGTCAGGCTGGTGGCACTGGCGGATATGCGGCTGGTGGTGGCGCTGGCGATTGCAACGGCGGTTCAACAATGGGTGGCGGTGGTGGTGCTGGTGCAGTTGGTGGCACTGGAACTAGTGG